TGAATTACAAACATTAAGCATAGGATTAACAACTTTAGTTATATTGTGGTTGCTTCATAGCACTACTGATATAGCTGTATGGGTAGGATTAAAGAAAGAGAAGAAGAATGTTAATAATACACAAATCTGATATAGAACCTATGACAAAAGTATTTGATAAAATGACTTTGACAATGTCAAATGGTGTTTATAATGGAAGTATGGAAACATTAGAGATTGATGTGCCGAAAGAGTGCAGTATAATTGTACTCTTAATGAATGATGTTGCTATGAACTTTAACTCTACAAGTGAGTTACAAAGACATTGCAGGAGAGCTCGTTTAAGGATAATAGGAACAGCCACACAAGGCACAACCTTTTTAGTCCAAGCACAAAAAGAAGACAATAGTCTTTAAATAACAGATAAAAGAAATACAGAGAGGAACGAATGAATAACGAATTTACTATTGACCCTAAACAACTATTTGAAAGAGAGATACAAGAGTTAGGTGTAACCCAAGAGGAATACTTCAAAGAAAAAAACCTACAAGATTTAGAGTTTGTTTACAAACTAATACAAGAGAATAAGCAGAATGAGAAAGAGCTTGTTGATAGAAGAAATAAATTAATTATGGACTCATATAATATACACAAGGTATCTATGCAGAAGATAGCAGATGTGTTAGGTGGTATGACAAGACAAAATGTATGGCTAATTATAAATGACAACACTAATCCAAAAGTTAAATCGGATTAGTGTAGAAAGGAACAATGTATAATTGTTAGCTTCATTCTATCAAAAAATGTCATACATAAGTATTAAAGTAAAAGAAAAGATAAATAGGAGAAAATATGAAAGCAGAAATTAAAAAGAAATTACTAGCTCCATTCCCAAAAGAGTATGTTAAACCTGCTCCAAAGGGTAAGTTTGGCGATTATGTACCCCATTTTCGCTATGTTGAAAGACTTAGAGATTGTCTTGAAGAACCATACGATTGGAAAGTAGAAGCAGTCTATGGTAATCACAACGGAGAACAGAGGATAGTAGGTGCTAAAGGCACTATAACTATTGAGGGATTAGGAACATTTGAAGGTGTTGGAGATGTAGAGATATACCAACTTAATAACCAATCAGATGGAGCTAACTATAAATTCGCAGAAAGCGACTCATTTAAAAGAGCTTGTATGAGATTTGGGTTAGGCGTAGAACTGTGGTCTGGAGATGTAACAGAAGAAGAAGATATGGTTGAGAAAGCATATAATTCTAATACAGAAGAAACACCTAAAAAAAAACAGGTAACACAAGAGAGTGGGATATCCCCTTCTAAAGAAGATGATGAAGAAGATTTAGCTGCAATTATTCTTGATATGTGTATGCAAGATAAATTAGTGGCTAAAAGAGTATGGGATTATTGTGTTAAAAGAATGGAAACAAAACCTGGTATTCCAAAAATAGTTACTGAATATGAAAGTTCACATAAAAAAACTTTTATTGAAGAAGCTGCGAAACATTACAAAGCAATAATGAAAGAAGCTAAAGAAAGAGAAGGTAATTCAAAATTAATCAATGACGGACTTGATGTTGGTTTAGAATTAGAAGAAATAGAAGACAAAGTAGAGGAGAAAGAAATGGACTTTGACAATGACGATTGGAAAGCAGGTAGAGAAGCTGACCCAATGACTGAAGCACAAGAGGAATTTATGGAGGGCTTAATTAAAGATGCTATTGATTTAGGTCTTGATGAATTAGGTGCTCAAGCTAAACAATATCTTAATTCAGGCAACACAAGTAAGGTTACTTGTAGCGATTGGATTAAGAAGTTAAAGAAGGCAATAAAGAACGCCAAAAAGAACGCCAATGGGTAAATGTCTTAGTTGTAATATTGGCGACCAAGATATGTTTGGAGAGCCAACATACATAGAAGACGGATATTGCGAAGATTGTAGAAAGGTGCTTGTTTTTGACAGAAGAAGAAATTATTAAAAAACTTAATACTTTATTTCCTAGTATGGAAGAGTTAGTTAAATGTGAAGATGAATACTCACATTACGATTGTGAAAACGATACATACATAATGGAGATTAAATCAAGGGATAGACATTATGACCCTTGGCTTATACAAAGAGATAAGTTTGTATCTAATTACGACAAGTCAATAGAAACAGGAAGAAACTTTATATACTTAACAGAATATAAAACAAAAATTATTACTTGGAATATAAATGATTTGGTTGCAAGTGGTTATGACTTTGGTTGGGAGGTAAGAGAAATGCCAGAAACAACAGAGTTTGAACAGACTGAACCAATACTAAAAGAGGTAGGTTATTTATATGAACAGTATGGGAAGAAGATATAAAATGATAAAGAAATTTATTTTATTAAGACCATTATTTTATTTAAGAAAGTATAAAGAAAAAATATATAGGAGGAATAATGGCTCAAAATAGAGCGTATAGTTCAAGAAGATTACGCAGAGCTATAAAGTCAAAGAAAAAAGGTAGCTTTAAAGGTGGAAAGATTAAAGGTTCTAGCACCCATACAAACGAAGATTACCTTAATTGGTATAACGGATAGGAGAGAGGAACAATGGCTAAAACAGTTGAAGAACTTATTAAAGAAACTGCTGAATGGTTTGCAGGAGAATTTATGTGGTTAGAAAAAAAAGATTGCAAACGCATAGATAATTCAAACAGACTTAAAGAACATAAAGTAATAGCAGAATCTAATTTAAGAATTTTCTTAAATGATTTAAAAAAAATAAAGGAGAGTAAATGAGCGACTTATCAGTCAATGAAGCAGACCCAGTAGTTCTAATAAAGGAACTATTAAATAGAACGACACCAGAGATTGCACTACCTAATGGTGAAACATCAGGTGGTAAACCACTCTTTAGAGAACATTCTATTACTAATACAGCTGGGAAAGTTCAACTGTTAGGGATAATGGCTAATGTAGAGTTAACTGTTACACCTTCAGAAGAAGAAGAGTAGTGTCGGACACTTACGATTATCTTTTTAATTGTGAGGATTGTGGCGAAGAGTTCACTGAAGAACTACATAGATGTATTCATATAACAGGAAATAGATAAAATTAAGGGAATGAACGATAATAAAAAAACAGAATATGTACATATTGAATCTTCTAAAAAAGAAGCAAATTGTGCTGTATGTTTAAGAGTTATAAGAAAAAACTCTCCTGCTAAAACATTGGTAGTAGATGATGTATTGAGAGCAACAACTCTTTATTGTCCTACTGGTGTTAAACATATAGAAAGTGCTACAGAATATAGAGAATACTTAACTGAAGTGTTAATGGTAGAAGAGAAAAAAGATTATAAACCAAGTTATATTCAAAAGAAAATTCGTGATTGGGAAATACATAGGATTAGAAAAGGATATTTAAATCCTGTTCAAATATCTTTTGTTACAAAAGAACACAAAAAAGCTCACGAAGAATATGTTAATTATCAAATAAAAAAACTTCATAGAGACCTTGAACTAAAAAGAGAAAAAAATAAAGAAGACGAACAAGAAATTTTACAAAAAATTGTAGAGTTTGAAATGAATAAAGATTAAACTATCTTGTAATTACTCCAACCATTCTTATCTATTGTAAAGGTTAAAACCCCTGGTTCATTCCACATACCAGTTCTTGCAGTAAAATCTTTACTTGCATCAATACTTGGACACTGAAACCAAGTTCTCTTACCTTGTTTAAGTAATCTTGGGTGGTGATAATGACCTGTAATTAAGATTTCAGCAGCACCACTAGGCAACCAACCAAACATTTGTCCTTGCCACCACTTCATTATCTTACCTTCTGGACCTGCACCGCCTGTAGTCATATGTCCGTGTGTTATAGCTACAGCTTTACCTTTAATTTCTAATAGATGATGGTAGTCAGTAGGTAAAATGACACTTACTTTCTTATATCTAGGGTTCTGTGCCATTATCTCTTTGACTATTTCAAAGTGCATCATATCAGAGTTGTCTAATCTATCAGATAATACCTGTCCTTTACCACTTCTAGTCATCTCTCCGTGATTACCGCCTATACCACACACAGTTATCTTGTCCACAACAGGTAGAAATGTATCAACTGTCTGCATAATTAACTGTCTTGCTAGTTTATATTGCTGTGATAGGGTCAATTCTATGTTAAATGGCATAGATGAATAGAAAGATTGGTCGCAGTTCTCTGTTAAATCTCCTAATCCTAGTAAAAACACCTCATCTATGGCTGTTCCTCCCTTACGCAGTGCCTTAATCTGATTAACCCCCTCTATAAGAGCTTCCTCGTAGCGTTCAAGGGTATTCTCAACTCCTAGGTCGGCTTTACCCAACTGCCAGTCAGCCATTGTCCATATAAAGGCAGTATCACCACCAAATTTCTTGTTCTTTAACTTAGGTTTCTTTAAATATATCTTGCATAGCTCATCAAAGTACTCATCTAATGCAGGATTCTTTCTTTTAACTACACCCTTAAATGCAAAAAAGGTGGTTGTTTCACCACCTTTAAGTTGTGCGTTCCAAGAACTAGCACGAACTGTACCTTCTATCTTATAATATTTGGGGTCAAACCCCCAGTCTTCTAGGATTGAGTCGTACTTATTCTTGTAGTCTGGGTCAGTACCAACATAAGTTATCTCACCTTTACCAGTGTTTTCGTCAAACTCTATTGATGGTTGCCAACCAGATTTATAGTAATTATTGCCAAGTTCATCTGTCATACACAGCCCTTTCTCTGTTGCTGTTAGTATACATAGATACTATGACAAAATCAGCTACTTAGATATTTGTTTCTTAGCGTATGTCTTGATAACTGCTAGTGCAGCACCACCACCAGCTAATGCAGCTAACTGTATTGTTTCAGCTTCTACACCAACTAATGGAGCAACTGTTAATGCACCTATAAATGCTTCAATAAAGGTCCACGCAGTTCTTTCAAGCATATCTTTGAGGTCTTCACTCAATGTATACTCCCACGAATCAGACCAAGGTGTCCACCAAACATCTTTCTTAAATGTACCATCTTGGTTTCTTGCTCTTTTTAGTTTCTCAAACATTATACTATGTCCTTTCCATCAAGTTTAGCAGAGAGTACTTGAATCTCCCCACTAATCTCTTGTAGTTTCTCATAAACACTGTCTGGTTTAATTAAATCTGGACTAGCAGAATTACTTAATTCCTTACCATCTAAGTCTATCTTGCTATATTCT